TTAGTTTCATCAACTTTCTTTTTGTAACGTCCACCAGCGTCTTTGACAGGTGTACCTTCAAAGAATGGATCAATAAACCAATGAACCATGTTAATCCTCATCGTGTGATTGTTGAAGTTCGTACGATCTCTTAAGCCGCATGAGGTATTCAAACTCTGGTTCTTCTCGAGCTTCTGCAGATAATATTTGACGACTGCCTAGAACAGCAAGGTCTTTGTTTGTGCCTGCTAAAGATGCAGCAATTATTCGATAACTGTATACGCGGTCAGATGCAGTTGGATTCAATGAACCTAGTTGGTCATCGCTAACCAATTGCATAGCGCCCCAAGTTGCAAGATCAACAGACACAACATATTCTCTTCTTCGAGCATAGATTGTCTGATCGAAGGTTAATCCAGATGTTGCAGCTGCAGTAAGACCAGCAAAGTTTCCTGCAGAAGTAAATGAAGTCAATTGGTCTGCAGACATTGGCGATGATGTCATGATGTCATATACTTGACAAGAATCACCAGGAGTACCTCCTGTAACTGTTGGATTACCTAATTGCTGAACAGTTGCTCCTTTAAAGAACAATGTCTTTTCTCTTTGATTAAGTCCTGCTAAGTCAAAATAGGTAGCTGAGTGAAACACGCCTTGGAGAGCAACTGGTTGAACCCAATTACTTACAGAATCACTAATCGAGTATTGATTAGGTGTGCCGCCTAAACTAATTACTAGGTAGCCATGTTCTTTTTGCATTATTTTCATTTCATCGACCTCTTTCTTTCTGGTGATCTCTTCCAAGACTTTGCAGCTTGTTTGAAGATAGCTGCATGTTTCTTGCGTGGATGTTTCTTCTTGAGAGATGCCATCTTCTTCTTCATGTATTTGTTATACGCAGACGGTGCTCGCTTTACTTTCTTAGCAACAGACTTAGCTTTCTTTGCAGTAGACTTAGCCTTGCTTACTGTTTCTTTACCAGTATCGCCAAGGTCTTTTATTTCCCGTAGCAATCTGATAACTTCATCAATAGACACTGAGTACACCTCAGTTATCTGCAGCTGTTGATTGGATTGCAATAGCCATGAAGTCTTTTGCACTAAGAGAAACAATAGATGCATTTACACGAACAGTGACGTTGACTGCTTCGTTTGAACCAATGGCTGTTGAACGACCTGTAATGTAGAGTTGATCGTTAACAACAAATCGTCCATCATCTGAACCTTTTCCAAAGTTATCAGGGTAAAGGTCAGTAGCGTGAGTTAGGAAAGCATCAGAATCGAAGTTAAGAACACCAGATGCAACTAATGCTCTGTCGTTACTGAAAACCAAACCGCCACGGTTTAGATCAGTAAGTTGTACTCCAACACCTGCTGTTGTTGCACCAAAGGAACCTGTTGGCCCAATTGCAGAAGCAGTTGTACCTTGGAAGATAAAGTCAACAGAGTGAACTTGGAGAGCTTGACGATCTCCAACGTCAACATATGAACCAAGGTCAATAGTTGCAAAGGTGTCTGTATTAGCTGCTGTAATAGTCAGCCTTTCGGTTAGGGTAAACATGCTTGTCTTTTTTGTAGCCATTATAATCACTTTTTATTGGGAGGTGGAGTGGGGTTTTCTCTGCCAGTTAAGATCCAGACTAGTTCCCCACTCCAAATTAACCTATCATAACAGGTCTTTAAGCATATTGCACTATCCTCGCGGAGCGAAGCGAAGCCCTCGGTGTCAAACCACCCGTCCCCGACCACCACCCCTATGGTAAAGTACCCCCTATTTAGTGACACCGTAGGTTTTTTGCTAAATTATACCCGTCCGTACGGGTGGTTTTATGTAGGAAATACGCATCGGTTAGAACAATGAAGGTCAGAAAGGAAGTCTCCCTCACGGTTGAGACAGCAGAAGTAGCTAACAAGATGAACAACTTTAGCCAATGGGTACGCATTGGACTACGTCAATACCAGCATGGCGAAGACATTGCATCTGAAACCATGCGTCGTATGCGTTACAGGAAAGCGTGTGTGCACTTGGCGTCAGCATTGATTGATTATGCGACGCAAATAGATCCAGATTACAAAGGCGAAGTTGAAACAATTATTGCACAAGCTATGAATCAAACTACACTCGAGGAATTCGAATGAATTATGATAGATTGAATAAGATGACAAAAAAGCAAATGTATGCTTTTATTGCAAACCTCATCAATGTCGGTTTATTTGATGATGAGGAGGAAGAAAAATGAGAATTAAATGCCCATTCTGCAGCTACAATCTCAAACATATTGTTTCTGATCATGTTGCAGTTTTAAAATCAGCAGACATGCTTCGATATCATCTGCAATATGAATGTCCAATTCACAATGTAGATTATGTTAGAGATTATCTCTAGATCCAAAGCCAAGCCATTAGAACATAGTCTGCAACAGTTGCTCCAGCAACCGAGACCAATGTAGCAATTGAAAGAAAGACGTTGAACTTCATCAATGATTCCAAGGATGTTTCTTTTGCTTCTTTCTTTTCTGCTCGTGCCATTAGCCATTCGGCAAACTTTGTAGTTGGTGTTTTCTTTTCTTCAATTAGAGTTTCTTCTTCAGTAGTCATATTATCATGCCCCCCATTCCTACGAGTGCGGTATCTTCATACCGTCGTATTTCTGGAGTATATAATTCAAGAGCACCAACACCACCTGCTTCAATTGTTTTTTCTGCTAACCAAGGTGCAACAATTGTTGCAGCTTCAGCACCGATAAGAACAGGTCGAACTACTGGCGATAAAACAGCAAAAGGTAAGGAAGGATCATCAAATAAGAAGTCACCAACAGTTTCGAGGTTTTCTTTAACTTTTTTACTTGCTTTTTCTCTATTGCGTTTTCTTTGAGCTTCAAGTCTGTCTTCTCGCTTCTTCTTAGTTTCATCAACTTTCTTTTTGTAACGTCCACCAGCGTCTTTGACAGGTGTACCTTCAAAGAATGGATCAATAAACCAATGAACCATGTTAATCCTCATCGTGTGATTGTTGAAGTTCGTA